ACTTTCTTTTTCACAAATGGTTCAGATTATTCGGAGGTTGGCGATGAAGCTCGAGGAAACAATCAAGAACTGGCTTGAAACGGTTGAACTTAGTCTTGAACTGCAAGTGCTTGCAGGGCTTTCCCTCAAGCTGGCTCATGAGTTCGACCTCAACCCTCACACCAGCACTGCTGCCGAGCTGAGAAAGACAGTTCTCGAGATCCAGAGACAGTTAGCGGCTTCTCAGCAAGACTTTGACCCAATCGCTGAGCTTTTGACTAGGTGATGCTCCAGCTTCCGACTACCTACACCGCTCCGCTCTCTGATGACTTCCCTACCGATGGAGAAAGAGTTGCCGAGCTAGTTCGAGTCGCTTGGAAGTCTCCGGAGAATCCAGAGGGCATCGAATTGGACGAGTGGCAAAAGTGGCTGCTCAATCATGTTCTCGAGCGTTACCCCGAGGGTCATGAGTTAGCCGGTCAGCTCCGCTATCGCCAGGTTGTTATCTCGATGGGCAGACAGAACGGAAAGTCACTGCTGGGCGGAATCCTCGGAGTCTATGGACTGCTGATGCACCAAAGGTCAGGAGCTCAGGTTCTTTCTCTCGCCAGCTCGATAGACCAAGCTCGAATTATTTACAACCGAGTCCTCTTTGTCATCCAGAACAACCCTCACCTAAACAAGCGGTTCAAGAAAGCCTCTGAGTCTCGAGGCATCGTGACTGCTGACGGCTCAGGTCGCTACGATGTCAAGCCAGCGAAAGAGGGAGCACTCCAGGGAATCCCAATCAGCCTTTGTCTCTTTGACGAGCTTCACTTAGCCAAACAAGGCATGTGGGGAGCTGCAGTTCTTGGAACAGCACAGAGGCGTGACGGCATGGTAATCGGAATCACTACAGCCGGAGACCAGAACTCAGAGACACTAATAGATCTCTACAAAACCGGAGCAAAGGCAGTAGCGGGAGACCCAGAGCTCGAGCGGTTTGGGTTCTTTGTTTGGGAAGCACCTCAACACGCAAAGGTCGATGATGTCGAAGCCTTGAAGCAAGCCAACCCCTCAATCGCTGCAGGTCGAATCCCAATCGCTGAAGTCCTGAGCGACATGAAAACTCTGCCTGAGCATGAAGCTAGACGCTACCGGCTAAACCAGTTCATCAGCGGAACTGTTCAGTCTTGGATTCCCGGCGATGTCTTTAGGAAAGCCGGAGAGAAGTCTCAAGCCCCTCAGCAGGGTGGAGTCTTTGCAGTTGACATAACTAAGAACTGGGAACACGCCACTATTGCCTATGCCAACAACCTCGAGGATGTCCACTACTCCGAGCTTGTCCAAACCTTTGTCAATACTAACGAGGTGCAGCTTTTCAATCGCCTAGTCAATCTTTACGAGACCTACGCTCCCAGGGCTATCGCTCTCGATGATCGAGCTCTGCCTGGACTCGGTAAGCGACTTAAGATGGCTGGCATCCCGACTTACCAGCTTTGGACTAAAGAAATCTCGGCAGCCTGTTCAGTTGTCTTTGCTCTGCTGAGCACCGGTAAAGGCAAGCACAACAATGACCCACTCCTTATCAGTCAATCTCCTAACGGCGTTGCTAAATACTCCGGCGAGACTTGGCTAATTAGTCGCAAAGAATCGACTGGTGAAATTGACGCTCTCATGGCAACAGTCATGGCTCTTTATGTTTCGACACGAGCGGAAAACACGACTATTGGTGTATTCTAGTTAGCACTCGAGTAATTAGGAATCTAACCCTATGGCTTCACTTTGGCAACGCCTGTTCTCCCCCGAGGTTGAGACAAGAGCCAAGCAGCCTGTTATCCCAAGCAGACAAGCTGCCATCGTAACTCCAGACACAGCCCTAACCCTCACAGCGGTCTATCGAGCTGTTCAAATCATCGCCACTCCAATCAGCAAAATGCCAATCAACACTTACCGCTTTGCAACTGGAGTAGAGCTCAGAGTTGAAAACCCAGTCTTGGTCAACAAGCCTGACATCAACTCCAACCGCCGAGACTTCATCTTCCAGACTGTCGTTAGCTTGGCTCTTGAAGGCAACGCTTTCTGGCTAAAGAATTATGGATCTAGCGGAAATGTCAACAACCTGACTTTGCTTCCAGCATCAGCAGTTGCAGTTCGCTATAAAGACCCCCTAGACATAACTAAGGGAATTGTCTTTGACTACTTGGGCAAGACTTATACCTCGAGAGACATCGAGCACCTCAAGCTCTTTAGCAAGACCGGAAACCTCCGAGGCATCGCTCCCATTGAGGCAGCTCGAGCTGATGTTTCTGCAGCACTCGATCTCCGAGACTATGCAAAGAACTGGTTCACCCAGGCAGGAGTTCCAACCGGAGTTCTCAAGACTTCTCAGTCGCTCAACGCCGAGCAAGCTGAGGCAGTTACAGCCAACTGGCACAACAAGCAACAAAACCGCCAGATTGCGGTATTAGGAAACGGCTTTGATTACCAGCAGGTTGCACTATCTCCTCGAGAGGCTTTGTTCACTGACATTGTCGAGCAGAATATTGTCTCAATCGCTCGCCTGTTTGGAATCCCAGCTCGCTTGCTCATTACGACTGTCCCAGGTGGCTCAGACACTTACACCAACCTGCAGGACGAAAACCAGGTCTTTTATCGCCATACGCTCATGGCTTATACAGATGCAATCACTGACGCTCTGAGCAACTGCCTCCCAAGAGGCACAAGAGTTGAGTTTGACTACCAGCACCTATTCCGAGCTGATGTCACAACTCGCTACAACTACTACGCAACAGGAATCGCCTCTGGCTTCTTGACTGTTGACGAGGTTAGAGAGAAAGAGGGGCTAAATGCCTGAAATGGAAATTAGACACTTTGAGGCTCGAGCTGATGTTGAAGAGAGAACTATCATCGGCTTGGCAGTGCCTTATGGTGAGGAAGCAGACCTCGGCGGAGGCGTGAGAGAGCGTTTTGAAGCTGGGGCAATCGAATCTGTCCAGGATGTCAAGCTGTTCTACGGACACGAAGATCCAATCGGCAAAGTGCTCGAGGGCAAAGACACCGAAGCTGGCTTTGAAATTCGAGCAAAGGTCTCCGAGACTCCAAAGGGCGATGAAGTCCTAACTCTTATGAGAGACGGAGTTCTGAACAAGTTTTCTGTCGGGTTCTTCCCGTTGGAGTCCGAGCGTGATGGCTCGGTCATTATTCGCAAGAAAGTAGACCTAAGAGAGGTCAGCGTTGTTGCGATCCCTGCTTTCGCAGGAGCAAACATAACCGAGGTTCGCAGCGAGCAGGTTCAACCTGAACTTGAAGCTCAGCCTCTCGAACAAGAAAGAAAATCTATGTCTGAAAACATGGAACTTGAAGTTCGCTCTGTGCAGGACGAGGTCGCAGAATTGCGTCGCGTCGTTGAGGCAGGGCTAACTCCAGCAACTCCAGCAGTAGTCGGTGGCGAGATTCGCTCTCAAGGCGAGCTTGCAAAGGCTCTAATCAAGGGTGACGAGGATGCAAAGGCTCTAGTCCGCACAGCATCAACCTCGGCTGACGCTGCAATCCTGCCTCCGTTCATCGGATACCTAGACACACTAATCAACACCAACCGCCCAACCCTCTCGGCTTTCAGCCGAGCAGGACTACCAGCCAGCGGTCTACAGGTTGAGTATGTTCAGATTGACAGCAACACTCTTGCAGTTGACGAGCAAGCTTCTGAGAACACCGCTCTTGAATACGGCAACATGAGCTTTGAAGTCAAGACTGTTGATGTCAAGACTTACGGTGGATACACCGACTTCTCTCGCCAGTATGTCGAGCGAGCAACTATCGACACTCTAAACCAGGTATTCCAGGGCTTGACAATCGCTTACGCTAACGCAACCAACAAGGTTGTTGTTGACGCTCTTGAGGCTGTTGACTACACCGGACGAGCTTTCGATGCTCACACTGACGCTTCTGGCGTTGCAGAGGGTATTGCTAAGGGATCAGCAAAAATCTTTGAGCTGACTGGTCTCCGTCCAAATGTTATCCTCGCCGGAGTTGACGCTTATGTTAACCTGGTCACTCTTGGAGCAACCGATGGTCGACTAAACTTCTCAACCGTTGGTGACAACTTCAACATGGTAGGAAACGCAAATATCCCAGGACTGTCTGGCTCAATCTTTGGTCTACCGATTATTGTTGACCCTCAGCTAAACGATGCAAGCTGCTTCCTGGCTAACTCCTCCGCTATTACTAGCTGGGAGTCTGCAGGTGCACCTGTTCGCCTATCTGCTGCTGACATCACCACTTTGACTGATGACATTAGCGTCTATGGCTACATGGCAGTTGCCGTTCAGCGTCCAAACGCTCTAGTTCTACTAGACACCACTGCTTAATAAGGACTGACAATGGCGGTGACTTTAGCTGATCTCCAGTCCTACATTGGGACTGAGGAGACTGGTGACTTTATTGAGGGCTGCTTGACTTCTGGTCAAAAGCTAGTTGAGAACTATGTTGGAACAGTTGTTTCTGTGCCTACTGAAATTGTTGACCAAGCTACCCTAATTGTCTCCAGTGAGCTATTTCACCGCCGTTCAGCTCCTAACGGCATCGCTCAATTTGCAAGCATGGATGGGCAGCCAGTTCGGATGGGTAAAGACCCGATGACTGCTGCCTACCCACTGCTTCTGCCTTTTGTGGGTTATGGCGTATGACAAACGAAATCACAGTCTCAAAGGCTGAGTTCAAACTTGACCTCGAGGACGCCGGGCTAACAGTTCTGGACTATGTGCCAGAGCGAATTGTTCCGCCGATTGTGATTATCAACTCTCGGACTCCCTACCTCACTCCCAGCAGATTGGGCACCGAGTATCTACTAAATCTTGAGCTAGTTCTAATCGCTGCAACTGCTACAAACAAGCAAGCAACCGAGAAGCTAGACGAGGCAATCGAGGCAGCTCTAAAGGCTATGCCTAGATACGCCAGGGTTCTACAGGTCAACGAGCCCTATGAAATGCAGACCAACAACGCCAGTTACCTCGCTGCCAACATCAGCGTTGAGCTGGAGATCACTCTTTAGAAAGAAAACAAATGGCAACTTCAACAAGAATCAAAGCCCAGTCAATTATTTTCAAAATTGATGGCACTCAGTATGAGTGTGACGCTACAAACATTGAGCTTGCTGCCCAAGACGCTCCTGGTGATGTCCAGACTTTTTGCGAGCAGCAGGTTGGACAAGAGTGGACGCTGACCCTCGAGGGAATTACCTCTGGCGATGACACTTCTCTTTACAGACTACTTTGGGTAGGTTATGGATCTGACGGTGACTTTATTATTGCTCCTAACGGAAATGCAGTAGCAACAACCGACCAGCCTCACTACACCGGAACCGTCAAGTTTGACGCTCTACCTCCACTATCGCTAGTGAGCAACGAGACTTCAACTTTCTCGGTAACCCTAACAGTCAAGAACACTCCTCACGACCCAGCTAATGATGTCTGGTATGGAGTCGAGATCGTAACTGCCTAATCATGGCTGAGCAGACTGGCATAAAGGTTGTCAACCTCAAGCAGATAACTAAAGCCCTGCAAGCAATCGGCGTTCCAAATGATGCAATCAAGGATGCCGGAAAGCAAGCAGCGGACTCAGTTATCGGTGAGGCTCAGCGTATTGTGCCAGTCCGCTCGGGCAAACTCCGTGACTCTATCCGACTAGCCAGCAACGCTAGAGGCAGGGTCACAATCCAAGCAGGAAACAACAGAAGTTCAAAATCTGGAGTTCCCTATGCAAACCCGATTCACTGGGGATGGTTCAAGCGAAACATCAAACCTCAGCCTTTCTTCGTCAAAGCACTAGGATTGACTCGTGATGAAGTGTATGAAAAATACTTCAACAACATGAGCAAACTACTTGAAGAAGAAAGCAGAAAGGCTAAGACAGCATCATGATCAAGTTTGAAGAACTAACCCTCGGTGAAATTGAAGAAGTCGAATTGCTACTAAACACAGCAATCGACCAGGCTTTTGCTGACGGCAAGCCCAAAGGCAGAGCGATCAGAGTGCTCTACTGGGTAAGCAAAAAGCGAGAAAACCCAAACTATAAGTTTGAGGAAACCGAGAAAGTCACTCAGTCAGAGGCACTTGCCTACTTGACCGGTGATGACTCAAAAAAAGAATAATTGAGCTTAGTGCCGAAAGACTGGCAAGATTCTGTCTGGCTACCAGTCTGCAGCCCTCCGAGGTCAAAGCCCTAAGCATGGCAGAATACAAAGCTTTTATTAAGGTGCTAGAGGAGCGAAACAAATGAGCTTAGTCCTCAATGTTGAGATTCTCGGAGAGTTCAAGAAACTAACCGAGGCAACAAAAGGCTCGCAAAAGTCCCTAGGTAATTTAGAGGACTCTGCAAAAAAAATTAGTTCGGGAATCAACAAGACTCTCGGGCTGATTGGTGTTGGCTTTTCGCTCAACTTTCTAGTTGACCAGTTCAAAGAGTCCACTAAAGCAGCGATTGAAGATCAGAAGTCCAAAGTCCTGCTCACTCAAGCCCTAGAAAATAACCTCAAAGTCTCCAAGCAACAAAATGACGAGATTGAGCGTTTCATAACTAAGACTCAGCTCGCAACTTCAGTGACCGATGACAAGCTAAGACCAGCCTTTGCCAAATTAGCAATTGCAACTAAAGACACTGACCAAGCTATGAAGTTGATGACAGTTGCAGTTGATGTTGCTGCTGGAACTGGAAAGAATCTTGACGCTGTTGTCCAGGCTATGTCTCGAGCTTTGGCAGGAAACGAGACTGCACTCTTTAGGTTAGTGCCCTCAATTAGAGGTGCTGATGATCCAATGAAAGCCCTGGCTGAAACTTTTGCAGGTGCAGCAGAGGCAGCAGCTAATACTGACCCCTACGCCAAAATGCAGGTTATTTTTGGTGAAATGCAGGAGCAGATTGGTGAAGCACTTCTTCCAGTTCTAACCGAGTTCAGCACATGGTTGACAACTCCAGAGGGTCAAGAAAAACTGCAAGCCATTGTTGACGGAATCGTTGATGTTGTCAAATGGTTTGGAGAAATGTCTGATTATGTAAGCAAAAAAGTCATGCCAGCAATTGAGCAAATGACTGGAGAAAAAGGTTTTGGAGCTGTTGCAACTGCAATAACTACTGTAGTAACAGCTTTGGGCGCGCTTAGAATTGCTATGTTGCTTCTAACTGTTGGCAACCCAGTTCTTACAGGAATTGTTGCTGGTATTGGAGCGATAGTTATAGCTGTCAATTATCTAAAGGACGCTTACAACGGAGCTTTTGACGCTGCCAATGCTTTCTTAAAACTAATTGGAGCTGGAGGATCTACAGGCTCAGCTTTCTCCAGACAATCAGGCAGCTCGGGAACAGGATTCACAGGGACTAGCTTTATTCCAGGAGTGCCTACAATAGGAGCACCTACAGGAGGGACTAGATTCACAGGAACTTCTGTTGTTGCAGTTCCGCCAGCAAGACCCCAAGCCCTCAAGGTAGACATTGAAGCAACAATCAACGCAGAATCAGTTGTAAAGCAAATAAATAATCAGTTAAAAAACAATGGCAGCAGTCTAAGGATTAGGTAATGCCAACAATCCCAGACTTTGACATAGCGACTGACCTCAAGCTCGAGTTCTTTATTGCTGGTGGCGGAGAGAATCTGTTTGTTATCGGTGTCAGTAGACTCGGTGGCACTGACGTTCTGGGTTATGGCGGAGTCTTTACAGTCGGAGTATCGCTAATTGGTGGCGATGACCTGCTTGGAGAAAGCAGCTTCCGTTGGACTGACCTCAATTGCATAATCAGCAAAGCCCAGTTGTCAATCGGAGGGACTGTTGAGGATCAGCTCTACTTCCAGCCTCAGCCTGGTGCAGCTCAGATTACCCTCCAGTCCTTAGAGTTCGATCCAATCTTTACTCCAGCCATGAGACCAGGAGTTCAAATTCGAATCAGGCTAGACAATGGAGTTGTCAATCAGGTTATCTGGTCAGGAGTTATTGACTCAATCAGCACTGGCTATGACGCTGATGGTAATAACCTGATGAATCTAGTTGCTTTCGATAACCTCAAGAGACTTCTAAACACACGCTTGCCTCTATTCGACTCACAGACTGACTTCCCTGCTGGCTTTGTTACCTCCTATGAGCAGCTTGAGCTAATTGCTGACCAATTTGGAACTGCCATGAACTCTCAAAGCTCTGACCCAGGTGGAGAGATACCAGGCACAATTCTGACTGATGTTATCCCTAGCGGATTAGTTTATGAGGCAATTCAGGTCGGGCTAGGTCTGTTCTGGCTAGATCCTGCAACTCAAGAGTTTGTATTTGTTCCTAGACCCTCAAGCACTTCCCCAGACCCAGGAACTCCAGTCATCGGCAACAACCATGGGGAGGAAAATCACCTCTGCATGTCAGGAATACAAAGCAGCGTGACTGAGAACACTGTCTATAATTCGCTAAAGGTTGTCCTTGAATCCGATGACACAATTAGCACTCTAAGGGAAAACACTGACTCAATCGAACTTTATGGAATCTATGCTCAAGATGTGACTTTGAACACTACTGACCTTGATGAGCTAAATCGCTGGGCAGACCTAGTCTTTCAGCAATACCCAACAGCCTTAGTTGACTCAGTTGAGACACCGGCAATCGACAGACTTGGGACGCTTACCGAGGCTGCTTTCTTTACTCCTGGACAGTGAGTCGGAGTGAAGTATGATGAGGGAGTTATTGCGGTTGACGAATTTTATACAATTACCAAGGTGGGTCATTACATAGACCCAGACAATTGGTTCACTACACTAGAGCTCTGGAAAGAGGCATAACCTATGGCTTACAAAGTCTTTACTAACGGCAGTCCGCTACCTGCAAGCGACCTAAACACTTATTTGATGAATCAATCAGTTATGGTTTTTGCCAACTCCACTGCTCGATCTGCAGCACTCACAGCTCCAACGGAGGGCATGGTGACTTACCTCGAGGACACAGGCTTGGTCTATGTCTACAACGGATCTAGCTGGGTCGACATCAACGACAACACCGCTGCTATTCCCAAGTCTACGGTAACTGCTGCGGGTGATCTAATCGTAGCCGACGGCAACGCTTCGGTAACTAGGTTGGGTATTGGGGCTAACGGATCTATTCCGCGAGTAGACTCAGGCGCCTTAGGTTATCTACCTATTGGAACTAGCGGACAGGTTCTAACGGTTTCGGGTGGTGCGCCAGCGTGGACTACCCCAAGCGCGGGAGGTGCTACTACCGACTGGACATTGTTGGTAAATCAGGCAAACATTCCAACTGGTGCGACTACTGGAACTATTAGCTTTACTGGTGGGTATGATAAATACGCAATTTATGTGAATGCTCTAAGTAGTTCTAGTAGTGCAACATGTTTCGTTCGCTTACAGTATGCCACTTCAAACCAAGTTACTTTTGGTCCAGCCGTAGCTTTAGAATGGCAGGGTGCAACCGCTTACTTTAGAGGAAACAACCAATCTGGAGGAAATGAGCCAGATATTGGGTATTTAAGTGCTGGTGGCAGAGTTTTATACGGCTCTATGTTTATCAACGGTGCGTCTAAAGCTGGATTAGGGCAAGCTAATTGGTCTTTCGGTCCAGATACTAATACTTCTGGCAATTATGGACAATCTTTCCAAGGACACTTTACTATTCCATCTACTTATCAATTAGATGCAATCCGCTTTAGAGTAGATAATGGCACAATCGACAACGGCACAATTACAATTTATGGGGCATAAATGACTATTTACAAAGACGCTATTCTTGATACGAAAACAGGCGAAGTGACTTACATAGAATTTACGCCAGAGGAACTAAAGGCTTATAATGCCGAACAAAAAAGGCTACAAGCGGAACGCGACGCTATCGAAGCAGACCGACTAGCTAAGGAAGCTGCTCGCCAATCAGCCCTTGAGAAGCTTGCAGCACTTGGTCTAACAGAAGCAGAGATTCAGGCTTTGGCAGGTTAGTCATGTCGACTAAGCCTCCCAGCAACACTGCAGTCATCCTGAGAATCGTGACTGAAATTGAAAAGAAGCTCGAGGACTTCGAGCAGAGAATTAGGCAGCTTGAAAAGGCTCACTGGAGTAACGCTTTCTTGCAGTCAATCATGACCGCCGGAATCACTGCAGCAATCGTTGCCTTTATCGTTAGGGGAATCTAATGTCAATCAAAGACAATTTCACAGTTGACGCTGGGGGCACTTTGGTTCGGACTTATGTCTACACCACTGAGGAGGGAACTCCTGTAGATCTCACAGGATACACTGCAAAGGCTCAAGTCAGGCACTCAAGCAAGGGAAGTCTAATCCTTGAGGCAGAGCCGACAATTGACCTAGAGACCGCTGAGATTACAATGACTTGGACTCCTGCCCAGACCAAGCTTCTAGTCGACTCTAACTATGTCTACGGCATTGAGGTTGCCACTGCTGACGAGGCTGATGTCATCGTCCTAGCTACCGGAGTTGTCACAGTCAATCAAGAGATAGTGAAGTAATGCCGGTTGAGGTAATCAGACACGAAAACATCGTCTCGGTTATCGAGCCTGATGCAAACATCCTCACAATCAGGGGAGCTTTCAACCCGAATTACGGCAGCTTTGAGTTCAGAGGTTCAGATCAGACCTGGACAGAGATAAGCCCAATTCCCCTTAATTACACCAACTTTGCCAAGTATGTCGAAATTGGTGAGGGCGGTCAGATTCTTTTTCAAAAGGCTGGAAAATACAACATCGCTTTTTCTGCTCAGTTAGTCAAGCTAACCGGTGGAGCTCATAATGCTGAAATCTGGCTGCAGCAAAATGGCGAACCAGTGGCACATAGCAACACAGTTGTCACAATCAGCGGAAGTCAAAACTCAGCTCTGGTAACGGCATGGAACTGGTTTGTCGATGTTGAGGCTAATGATTATGTCCAGCTCTATTGGTGGGTTGATGCAACCAATACCATGAAAATAGACTCTCGAGCAGCAACAGGTGGCAGACCAGAAGTGCCAGGCGTAATTCTGACAGTCAATCAGGTTGCCTAATGAAAGCTATTGCTCCAGTCAAGAACAAATACAGAGTCACTTCTGGCTTTGGTATTCGCAAACACCCAATCACCGGCAAAAGACGAGCTCACTTAGGTGTTGATTTAGTAACCGGCAAGACCAATGAGCCAATCATCGCTCCCGAGGACGGCACAATCCTTGAGGCTAAGCAAAGCAAAGCTCCAGGCGGAGGCTATGGCTTTTATGTCAAAATGAGGGGCAAGTCAGGCTTTATTCACCTATTCGCTCACCTAGCAGCTCACAGCTTCAAGGTCAAGGCTGGAGATAGGGTCGAGCAGAGTCAGAAATTAGGCACAATGGGAACAACTGGTGCAAGCACTGGTGTTCACTTACACTGGGAAACTCGATGGAAGATGAAGCCAACAGATCCAATCAAGTGGCTAGAAAAGGTCAACTCATGAACTTCAACGCAAAGACAAGAAAAGCAATCTACGCTGCAGTAGCAGGAATTGTCCCTCTTTTGGTAATCGGAGGGCTAATCACCGATGACCAGTCTCAGGCAATTATGACCTCAGTTGCAGCTTTTCTGACTTTTGCAGCAACCATGCTTGCAGGTGCTAATGTCCAAGATGACTCAGTTGAGATTGAGGACTTCACCGAAATTGAAACACCTGACCTCCCAGGACAGA